CCCAGCGTTTCCGCCATTTCTTCCTGAAGTGCGCTGATTCGCTCCTGTGCTTCCTGTATCTGCCGTTCGGTTTTAGCGCGAAGTTTTTCTGAGCTTTTACCGAACTGCATGCGCTGCAGTTTCGCAACCAGCGCCTTCAGCCGGTTGATTTCGGAAGCATAAGCCGCCACCCGCTGTGAGAGCAGGCGGTTGTATTTCGCCATCTGGCGGATGGTGTCCTGTTGCGTCTGCAACAGTGCCCGCAGGCGGGCATTCTCATGAGCAAGTGAGGTGTCCATATCCTCACTTTACAACGGGTTATATGCGGATGCCAGCGCGTTCCGTTCGTTTCGGGTGCTTCCAGTCGATGCCTTCGAGAAGCATGGACAACTGAGCCGGAGTAAGGTGAACCTTTCCATCGCGGGTGACCGGCCAGACGAAGCGGCCCCGCTCCAGGCGTTTGGTGAAGAGGCACAGTCCGTCACTGTCAGCCCACAGCACTTTTATCTGGTCACCCCGGCGTCCGCGGAAGATGAACAGATGCCCGGAGAACGGGTCATCCTTCAGGACGTTCTGAACTTTTGAGGCCAGGCCGTTAAAGCCATTTCGCATATCGGTGATACCGGCAACCAGCCAGATACGCGAACCGGCAGGGAGAGATATCATCAGTGGCTGCTCCCTTTCATTTCGCGGATAAGTGTCTGTAATAACGCCGGTGTCAGTTCACCTTTCAGCCTGAGAGTTCCGGCCGGCAGAACCAGCTCGCAGCACAGACTGTCTGGCAGTGTATTTATCTGTTCAGGTATCTGCACTGGTGCCGGGATTTTATTATCCGGCTCCGGAGTTAACGTCACGGGAAGTAGCGATGTTTCATGTTCGCCGGGCGGTTGCAGGCCACCGTTACGCCAGAGATGCCGCCAGTTAAAGAGCAGGTTATCGTTAATTCCATTCTCTCGAGCTATTTGTGCGACACAGGCACCGGGTAAAAGAGTTTGCTGAACCAGTCTCCATTTAAACTCCGGTGAAAATCGGTTCCGGCGGGGTTTCTCTGCTTTCACAGGCTGAGTCACGGTCGGGGCTGAAGGGTATCGCCCCGGGAAAAGAGCCCGGGCCAGTTGCCCGCAGGAATATTCACCGGAAAGAGGCCAGTCAGTGAATACCTGGTGAAATCGCCTCACCAGAGAAAAAATGGCGGTTTTGCTGACACCAGTCTGCGCAGAAATGCGCGGGTACGACAGTGACTCGTCAAATCTCAGCTGTAGCACACGCAGGATCAATTCTGGATTATCTGCCAGTACCGCTTTTCGTGCATTCATCTTAAATGTCCTTTTACTGCGAAAATGGACATTAGTATCGGAAACAGGAAAGGGAGGCGAAAGACGGTTTAAATGATGCGCTTACCAGCCTCGGGAGTTAAATCTCCTTTATTTAGAACGTTTTTAAGGCGCGTTTGAGTTGCATGTGTTGCCATTTTTGCATAATCAGCTTTTCCCGCTCTCCATGCTGAAGCATCTTTTGGGCTAAGTCCTTTCGCTATAGATTTACTAAGGCTATTGGTTAGCGAGTTGTAGACCCTGTCGACCATTGTTTGCGACATTGATGGCAGAACTGTACGATCGCCTTTTACGTCAATGCGGAACTGAGTTCTCAGCTTATCAAGTAACTCAAAGGCATCATCTCCATTTGTTATCTCCTGAATGGCATTCTTATAATCATTAAGCGCAGAAATGGTCTGGGTGTCAGAAACACCTTTAAGTTTCCCAAGTTCGTTTACTGCTCCGTCGATAGCTCTTATGGCGCCACTTGTATCAACTGGCTTTCCAACCATTCTTCCTGACAGGTTGTTTAGTTTTGACTTGGCTAACGATTTTTCCCTTGCAACGCCTGACTTTAGACTATCAACGACTACAGATGGATCGTAGTCGCCGTATTTTTCGGTGAAGCGATTAACAAGCTTGGTTCTAGCATCCTGCTGTGCGGCTCTCATTGGTCCAGTCCCAGCTATGACTCCTTCTGAGTAACCCTGCAGTTGATTGCCAAGTTTTGTTTTTGGAGGAACTACATCCGATGTCATAACTGGTACATCTGCCGCAGCGGCACGCTTGAGCAATTGCTGATCTGCTGGTGATATTTCGCCACGAACAGCAGTAATTCCACGCCCTATTCCCTTTGCTGCTGCGGAAAGAACCCCCTGAGCGGCAAGGTTAACTCCGGCATTTATGGCTGCATTTTGCGCGAAATCACCTTTCTGGTTTGCGGCCTCTGCCAGTGATCCAATAGCCATGCTTCCTGCCGTTCCAACTCCTGGAACTAAATACCCGCCAATTGTTTCTCCAGCTTGCGCGTAGGGGTCTGTCGGTCTGTCTACTGGACGATAAACATCATCCAATACTTTTGGCCCACCAAGCCCCTGACTGATTGCATTAATCAGACTTGCGCCACCCTGCAATACGTCAAATGGTATGTTTACCAGACCGCGACCAGCCTGCTCTGCAATTTGCCCTGCACTTTGACCACCAGTGAGCCAATCGCCAGCTTGTTGCATCAATGATGGTTCTTCTTTCTGCTGCTGAGGTGGAGGGTATGCTGCATAAAACTGATCTCTTGCTTCAGCCCATTTGTCACCAGCCTTAGGGGCAACAACCTCATCAAAATATTGCGCTTGAGCCTGTGCTTTCTGTTCTTCAGTTAACGCCTGATACTGTGGAGAGGCGATAACATCTTTCCATGCTTTAGCCATTAATCACCCCATAGTGAAGAAAAGTTACTGCCGGCTGCTGGCTGTGATACCTGTGTAGGTTGAGATTGCTGCCGCTGAGATTTACCAACATTAACGTTATATTGTTGGTTGTAATTGTCGGTATATTGCTGAATGTCGCGCATTGATTGTTGCAGTGCTTCAGGGCTTGAGAAATCAACCTGTGGCATACCTTGAAAATACATCTTTGCTTCTGCAACGGTGTTGATACCGGATGCCCCCATGTCTCTGGCTGCTGCAATGCCCTGATTCTGCATCTTTCCTTGGATTCGCTGTGCAGCGTTGTATAGTTTCCTCTGATCACCACCAGATGCACGGCTACGAATATCTGCACCAAGAGCAGGAGAACCTGAAGAGCCTGTAATGCCAGTCATGAAGCCAAGATCGTCAATTGATGCACCAGAAATTGCATCAAGATCTTTCTTCATTGCGTAATTCTGCGCGCTTGCTGCCGATGTAGCCGGAGCGGCAATAGAGCCAGCAGGAACGCGAACCATATTCCCCTCGTTGTCGATACCTTCGTAGAACGCATTAGCCCCAGCGCCGTGAAGCTTCCCGCCTACCGTTACAGTTCTGCCATCTGCTAACTGAACTGTACGCTCATTATTCCCAACCGACCCTTTCATTGATGCTCTCTGCATCGATAAATCCTGACCGCGCATCGTGATATTCTGACCGCGTGCTGTTAGCGCCTCTCCAGCCTTATTGCTGCGGATTGTCTCTGCCAGTCTGCCTCGGTCAATCTCACGACCAGCTATCTTGTCCTGAACAGCAAACGCCTTTTCTGGCCCAAGTGCACCGAGAGACATAGTAGTCAGCATGTGTGATAGCTGTTCTGGATTCTGGATACCTGTCTGAATCATCCAGTCAGCATTCGCACCCACGCGATTTAACCTGTCCTTGTTGTCAGTAATGAATTTACTGTAGGCTTCCGGTCCCTGAGAAAGAGCGACGTTAGCCCTCATGGCTAAATCGCCCATATCGTTGCGTTGCTGCTCATTAAGACCGGAAAACGCCTGTTGTGCCTGTGCAACAAACGCTGGATTTTCCTGGGCAAACTTAAATAGTCCCGATGGATCACCAGAAGCCCATGCATCAGCGTGAACCTTATTGAACGCCCTAATAGCTTTCTGTTGCTGTTCCTGATTGTAAATATCAGCAACTCCAGCCAGACCACGTAACGCGGTCAGACCAACGTTATTTGCACCTGATCGAGCCAATTCATTGTTTTCGCGGATCAGACCAAGCGTTGCGTTAATGTCGCTTGCCTTTGGCGCATTCTCATTTTGCGTACCGATGCCAGCCAGAAAACCACCAGAATTAATACCCTGTTGCCACGTAGCCATGATTACCCCTTAAAACAACGAGCCAAGCAGACCAAGACCGCCACCAACAGCGGCACCAATACCAGTACCAATACCAGGAACAATGCTGCCAAGTTTTGCTCCAGCAATTGCTCCAGAGGCAGCCCCGCCTATTGCAGATTGAAGGCCGGAAGGTCTATTAGCGTTTGCCGCCGCCAGTGCCGCGCTTTGCTGTGAAATCTGGCTCATGTTGTTGGCATATGTTTGCCCGGCATTTGCCTGCCCCTGAAGCGCGCCAAGACCAATATTTGCCAGATTCTGGTAGTTGTTCATTTGTCCAGATAGCCATTGCTGACCAAGCGTTGGTGCGATTGTTGCTAACTGATTACTGGTTGAGGTGGAACCCAATCCACCTGTTGCTTCCGCTGCCGCCAGACTCTGATATTCGCTGACAGGGCAGCCAGTTCCATGGCAGTGGTGGAATGACCGCGACGTAAGAACAATCGTCGAGCTTGGAAAGGTAATAGGATTCGACCCTAAGCGAGATATGCCATTCAAAGGAACTCGCCACAACGCGCTTGATGATGCCATCCACCAAGCCAAATACGTTTCAGCAATCTGGAAAAAATTAGCTAAATAATCAACAGGAGAAAAACATGCCAGCGCCTTTGTATGGTGCGGATGACCCGCGCCGCTGTTCCGGCAAATCAGTATCGGAGGTGCTGGATAAATTCAGAAAAAACTACGACCTGATAATGTCGCTACCGCAGGAAACGAAAAAGGAAAAGGAATTTCGCCACTGTATATGGCTTGCAGAGAAAGAAGAACGCGAGCGAATTTACCAGACATCAATCCGACCATTCCGTAAAGCCACATATACCCACTTCCCTGAAATTGACCCGCGCCTGCGTAATTACCGCTCACGCTATGGCGCTATCAGTAATGACTGAGGAATTTACCATGAGAGGACTTGCATACAATCCCGGCATTCTTCCGGCAGAAATGATTATTCGCCAACGCGTAAAGCCAATGCCATCGAGAGAGGAATTGCTTAAGAGAAATTCTTTTCCATCAGTGAATCAAAACAAATATCTGAATGCAATGTGGCGGAGTTGGAAGAAATGAAACAAATGTCACTAATTGAGATGGATGGATTTCTGAAAGGTAAATGCATCCCACGAGATTTAAAGGTTAACGAAACAAACGCTGAATATCTGGTGCGTAAATTTGCTGAAGCGGAGGCCAAGTGCGCGGCGCTGGCAGCGGAGAATGCGGGGATGAAGTCTGGCGCTATGGACGAAATCAAGGTTATCAACCGTGGAGGGCAGGCATATTGTGTAAAAGATGGAGTGCAAGTTAATCCCATGTATGCAAGAGGGTGGAATGACTATCGCGCAAAGTCTATGCAATCAGACACCCCAGCCACCGATGCTTTTCTGGCTGAAGTACGAGCGCAAGGCGTGGAGATGTTTGCGGAGTGTGCATACACACTTGAACATCATGATCACGCAGTAGCTTTTGCCGCCGAGCTGCGCAAAGGAGGCAACCAGTGAGCAAGATTGACTATCAGGCACTGCGTGAGGCGGCAGAAAAAGCAACGTGTGGCGAGTGGTCGCTCGAATATGGAGAGGGCCGATTTGATGGTGATGATGCACTAATTCATCGCGAGGCTGCTGGATATATTCCCATTTGCAGAATTGAAGGAGCGCATCCTGAAAGCGGTTTCGATGAAGATTTCCAAATGGAACAGCAGGCCAATGCTGAATTCATCGCCGCAGCCAATCCGGCTACCGTCTTGGCGCTGCTGGATGAGCTGGAAAGAAACCAGCAATACATAAAACGCCTCGACCAGGAGAACGAGGATATTGCGCTAACGGTAGGGAAGCTGCGCGTTGAGCTGGAAGGCAAAGACAGCAAAATAGCCAATCTTACCGCCGAACGCGATGCTCTTCGTGAAGGTGAGATGGGCGACGCTAGGCATAGCAACACACGGGCCGCAGCTGATATCTACTTCCAACTGGTCGAGGAGTGCGAAATTCCTGCTGGCGGATCTCTGGTCGAGTACGTTGACGATATGCGCGAGAAGCTGGAAGCCGCAGAGAAGCGCATTGCAGAGTTAGAAAGTGGTTCTCAGGCACAAAAGTTAGTTGAAGCAATCATTGTTGCGATAGAAAACGAACAGGAAAGGCTTTTTGATGAAGATTACCTAATGGATTCGAAAGAATGCATTGACGTAATTCGTGAAGAAGTAAAGCGATGGAATGATTCCCGTGCCGCTGGCATTCGCATCAAAGGAGAGTGAGATGATTCACTATCACGGTGGGCCTATTACTCCGGATACGTGCGCCATGAGAGCATGGAAAGGGCGACATGCGTTTATCAGTTTTGCGCATTCAGGCCAGATCAATCTCGCGGCTGAATACTGTCAGTCGTTCGCGCTGGACAACGGTGCATTCACCGCCTGGAAAGCAGCTGGCAAAAACAAAATCGACTGGAGCGATTACTACGAGTTTGTTGCTCGCTGGAAGAATCACCCAGGATTCGATTTTGCCATTATCCCGGATGTTATTGATGGCGGAGAGGAGAAAAATGATGCGCTTCTGAATGAGTGGCCTCACGGAAAACTAGCTGGCGTTCCAGTGTGGCACATGAATGAAAGTGACGAGCGATTTATTCAT